CATTGGTTTAATTTCTCTCTTGGTAATAACTCCATCGCCATCGGTGTAAGTATGACATACATGGCAATAAGTATGACCATCATCATGTAAAGCATTACCATCCGATGACCCACAATTCGGGCAAGCGATGTGCTTTAGGAATTTACTTGTTCTTTGTTTTGTTAGCATTTGTCTTTGGCTTCAATGAAGTAGTTTGATCAGTTAGTTCTCTGTGCTTTTCCATTAATTCATGAGATAGAATTTCGAGTTCATCAGAATAGCGCTTAACCGTATCCTTAATAAACCAGAATGTACCGCTAGATAAATCTACCGAATCTGCTGACGCTAGTGTTTCTAGCAAAGCAACAAAACAGTCCATCTTACCCTGTATGTCATCAATCTTACAACTAAAATCATAGTAATCCATCTTGTTTCTCCTTTTGTTGTTTAACAATCCATTCTGCTTCAAGTTTCCATATTGCCATTCTTGGATCTTCTTCCTTGTATTCACAGTCCCCGTATGCACGAGTTCCACTGATCCGATTTGCTTCTGTAATGCGCCCTACTAAATCACTTGATTTCATCATCATTCTCCTAATGTATCGTATTTGTTACAATAACCCCACTTAATGTATCGTTTATGTTACATTATGTATAACTTATAGGTTATAAAATAATCAATAAATATAACTTATAGGTTTACTTTACATCAATTATTCCTTGTATTCTAACCCTATGTGGGTAATCTTTCTCAATCCAAAAGCAACGATAAATCCCATCCTTAACGCTTAACCATGCTTCATAGCGCTGATACTTGCCTGAGTAGTCAATGCAATCATTATGTTCAAAATGCACCTGATTAGCAATCCAACCACATAAACAACCCAAAGCAAATACCCCGATAAAGATAAGGTCTTTCATGAGTTCCTCTTAATCATCCAATCTAACGCATCGTGCAAGATACTAAACCTAGGTGATTGTTCTGTCTTATTCTTCCACTGGAATACCATCTTATCAGCGACATCCCATGTATTGTCTTCATAGTTCCACTTTGCTGATCTTTCGCTATCAGTAATTAATTCCATACCCATTTTATTCATTTCTCTTGTGCCTTTTTTAATCCTTCAGCATACCCAATCTCATACCCGCCTTGGTGTGCCATAGCCTCATGATGACTGCATTTATCTAATTGGTTTTCTAATTCCGCTATCCTGTCTGCTTGCTGGCGTAACATTCTAGGCACTCGATTATCACACCCTGATACTTGCAATACTCGGTCTAGTTCATCGGCTAATTCATAGGCTTCATTGGTAGGGACCTCACCGACATCGTCCAATTCAATGCCGATATCCTTCGCACAATGCACACAAACAAAGACATATCCGTCAGGTGGTTCTAGTTTCTCAATCATCATTATCCTCAGCAACAGCCCGTTGAACTAATCGATTGACCTTATCGGCAATAGCGACATCTAAATCAACCATTACACGATCATAGCCATAATCACCGATTAAATCAACCATATCCATCAATGTGAAATGATACCTTGCTTCTTCGTTATGATGCATAAATCCTCCTTGTAATTTCGACAATATCACACATTCGTAGCAAATACAACGACATAAATACAACACAAAGCTATTGACAAAATAATCATTTTATGATACCCTCACTTTATAGTATTACGTTATAGTATGTTTTAACTATGTATATAACATAAGCATATACTAAGTTGTATTACGTTATAGGTCTTCATTGTCATTAAAGTCTACATAGTCCCCGTATTCGTCAAATATTTCATCCATTGACGGCATATCTGCCTCGTGTAGTAAATCCTTACGATCTATTGTCGGTATCAATACATCAAGCCCTGTGTAGCAATCTTGGCACATATCCAAATAAGCGCCATCTAAGGTCTTTCGTGTTGACTCATAATCATTAAGCATTTTGTCGCAAATCGTACAATGCATAAAACCCTCTCTATTCAATTAAAACATAGTAGATGATACCTACCCCTTAACTACCCTGAGAAAACCCCGTATACGCTGTTTTAGAGCGTTTTAGAGGTATTCCCAAGTATAACATAACATCACTCCAACAATATGATAGACAACATAGGCTAAAATTAGGTATGTCATGCACCAAAATAGTGCAGTTTTCATGGTTTATTCTCTTCCATGGGTTCAGAGTGTTTTTGTGCAAGTATCTCCATATAATCAGAGTACCAGCGATCATATTCGTTAACCCCGTACATTAGACTAAAATCGGGATCATCTAATCGCATTGACATAAATTCTAGGTAATAGTCAAATCTATCCTTACTCATATCAATACCCCTCTTTATCAGATAACCACGCTTTAATCACTTCGTCAATGTCTTCTGTTTTCTCAGTGATAATATTAGCGTCAATGATTCGCTTAGCAATATTGCATAGGTGCCAGCGACTCTCTGCCCTAGGTCTATCCTCTAATATATCGCCAATTTGTAGCGCCACTTCTGTGGCTATTTCTAAGTGTGAATAGTTCATAACTATATCTCCTCTTTAGCGGGTTCAAACTTCGGGCAATCATCATTAACTGATTCGGATACAATCATGCCTGATTGTTTAGCCAATGCCTCTAAAGCGGGTAAACAAGCCATATAAATATCATCATCAGCGAATGTTGCAACCACTTCTGAATAGTTCTTAGTTTCAAAGTAAACAGTAATCATGTTAAGCCTCGCTTTTTAGTTCAGTAACTCGATATTTAATAATATCCTCTCCGTTTTCAGGTTCTAGTAACTCGTAAACAGCATCAGCAAGCCATTTATCGGGATAACTATCCTCTTGAATTTTAACTATCAATTCTACTTTATATGTTTTCATGATTGTAATTCTCCTTTACAGTTAAATGCTTCTCTAACATTGTGAATGTTAAGCCTCTTCGCTTTCATCATATAAATATTCTAATTGGTTATAAACTTCTTGCGCTATTTCATCATCTGTCATATTGATATAACCTTTACAACCGCCTAACAGTAGGTCATAAATAGTATTATCGTTAAAGGTAGAATCAGATTGACATAAGAGCAAATCATTCTCTAATAATTCATCAATCCATTCTTGCTTTGTTTTGGTAATCTTATTATTACAACTGAATCTCACAGTCAAATTGGTAGACATAATAAAACCCCTTTCATAGGTAGAAAACAATAACATAAACAGCAGTTAAACAAGTGTATAAACACACGCCAGTAAGCAATAAAGATTTAAGCATTATTCTGTCTCGCTTTCCTGTTTGTCATCCTCTAATTGTTCTGCCTCTACTTCGACATAATAGCGGGCTATTTCGTGAAAGTTTACCTCCCGAAATGAGGCGTTCATAACATCAGCAAAAAACCCTGATTCAATATCGGGCATAAGATCGATAAACATATCATTGATTCTTTCCGCTACTAATCCTGTGATTGTGTCCAAATCCTCATACGATCCGAAGTAATCGCCTGTAATCATAGCAATTTGCTCTGACATACGCCAATCGTTATCGATCCATAGATTAGCGTTCCATGTTTCGTAATTTGTCCAACCATTGTATTTATTATCAGTCATGATTAAACCCCCTTAACTAAGTTATTAAAATAATCCTGTGGCATATCATGCCATTGGTCAAATGATACATTCCAAAACATATTAGCCCATTTACCAATATGTTTAGATGTGGTTCTACTCCATTTGTGAGAGGTTTTATAGAACTTATTGTTTTGAAAACACGCTACTGGTGTCTCATAACTGAATAGCACTTGAGTGCCATCGTTTAGCACTAATTCGGTCATATTTGACGCTATTGGTTTGATTCTCATTTGTAATCCTCCTGTCTAAAGTTAAGATAAAGCCCTGTTAAGTTTACTACAATTAAACAATATTGCGTGTTAAATGCGCTATAAGAGCCTTTGATTGCTCTTGGGTGATTCCTTGAGCCTCTATATCTTCATAGGCTCTAGCCTCTAATCCTTCTCCGCCATGATTAAAGATAACATCAGCGAATGAAACACCGAAAGACTTGCAGAAATTCTCTGCGCCTGTGCGTGTGCTGAAAGTTTCTACTACTACATATTTATACATGGTAAGCCCCTTGCGTGCGTGGTTAATCAATACTACATACACAGTATAACGGCTTAGTGCTATAAAAAGATACTAGGATAAACCCTAAGTTATTGATTGTATTTAACTATCAAGATACTATGTCGATAGCCTAAGCCTATGCTCTATGCTGGTGCAAGGTTTACTAGGTTGCACTATAAAGGTGCATCATAGCCCCTCATACAGCCCGATAGTTTTACTCTATTGTTAGCAGTCTCACCTGTTGAGTGCTAGACTGTTGCGTAGAAACAACACTATCGCTAATGTGTTGTATAAAAACAACATAGGGGGGAGGGGTTGGCTGTGTTGTGTGATGTTGTCGGAGCCGCTACTGTATACAAAACAGTAAAAAGCAAGTATACAAAATAGTAAAAAAGGACTATATTGCACTGCAATGTAAGTTGTTGATTGTATTAATAATAATAAATAGGGACAGAGTAGACAATAAAGGGACACAGTCAATGACGGAATCAGCGCACCGTAGGGACTATGTCGGATAGGTTGCGGAGACCAATCAAGACTATGAAGTTCCGCACAGGATGGACTATGAAGTAAAGAAAAGTAATAAAGTACTTGACAAATTAAGAAAAGTATGCTATAGTTCGCAGTATAATAACTATATCGGATGTTAGGGATATCCGATAGCGATATAGGATGATTAATATTCTTCTCCTATAGAAACCTCTCCGATAGCGTAAATCCTATATAGTACGCAACGTCTCCAAAAAGGATAAAGACTTGTTAAACGAATTAGAAGTAACAACTGATGTTGTCGATACTAAACCGCCTAGACCTAAGATACAACGTCGTAAGTTAGGTCGTCCCCTAAAGAAGGACATCGAGGCGAAGAAGAAGGGTAATAGGGGTAAGGTCGGAAGACCTGCCGGAGACTCTGCACGAATTGCTGAATTCAAAGCAAGGTTGCTAGGCACTTCCGGAGATAAAATAATTGAAACACTTATCGCCAAAGCATTGAACCCTGACGATAAGGATAACATGGCGGCACTAAAGCTATGTGTCGATAGAATATTACCGGTGTCGGTATTCGATGCAGCAAAGAACGGTGGAACCACTCCACAGATCAGTATCAATATTACATCGCTAACACAACCAGAAATAACTGCTGATGTCGTGGACATGGGCGCTGTAGAGGAAGAAGATGACAACGCTTGACTTTAAGTTGTTGCGTTGGCAAACTGAAGTCTTTAAGGATAAGACTCGCTTTAAAGTGATAGCAGCCGGGCGGCGGTGCGGCAAAAGCAGACTCGCTACCATGATGCTTATCATTAAGGCATTAGAAGCTCCTGAAGGGTCTGCAGTGCTGTATGTGTCCCCTACCCTAGGACAGTCCAGACAAATCATCTGGGACAGCCTCCTAGAGATTGGTAGACCTGTTATTAAGTCTGCTCACATTAACAATCTGGACATCACCTTAGTGAATGGTCGTAAGATTCATGTTCGTGGAGCAGATAACAGTGATACGCTTCGTGGTTTGAGTCTGTATTACGCAGTCCTCGATGAGTGTGCGTTTATTAAGCAGGAGACGTGGGAGAAGATTGTTCGTGCTTCTCTGTCGGATAACAAGGGAGAGGCAATGTTCATCTCCACTCCGTCAGGGCGTAACTGGTTTTACGATATGTATAAACTAGGCTTTTCAGAAGAAGACGAAGAATGGAAAGCATGGCACTTTACCACTAAAGACAATGAGACGATTGATCCGAAAGAGGTGGACGCAGCGAAGAAAACACTCTCATCGTTTGCGTTCAAACAAGAGTATGAGGCTTCTTTTGACAATGCCGGTCAGGAGATATTCAAAGAAGAGTGGATTAAGTATGGCGAGGCTCCGCAGTATGGCGACTACATCATCGCCATCGACCTTGCCGGTTTTGAAGAGGTTGCTAAGAATGCAGGCGCTTCTAAGAAACGGTTAGACGAATCCGCTATTGCAATTGTAAAAGTAGAAGACACTGGAGATTGGTTCGTTGAGAAGATTGTACATGGTCGTTGGGATATTAAAGAGACAGCGGGAAAGATACTTAGACTTGTACAAGAATACAAACCGATGGCTGTAGGAATTGAAAGAGGGGCGCTAAAGAATGCGGTGCATCCCTACTTAAACGATTTGATGAGGAAGAACAATACTTACTTTCACATCACAGATTTGACGCATGGTAACAAGAAAAAGACTGAGCGAGTAGCTTGGGCGTTACAGGGTAGGTTTGAACACGGTAGGATTACCCTTAACGAAGATGAAGACTGGACAGAGTTTGTAGATCAAGTACTCCAGTTTCCTACCGCTAATGTCCATGATGACCTTGTGGACGCATTAGCGTATGTTGATCAGATGGCTTTAACTAGCTATCAGCAGGATTACGAAGAAGATGATTATGAAGTACTCGATGTTATTTCTGGCTATTAAAGGAAAATCATGGCTGAATTTGAAAAAGACGAACTAGGACAAAACGAGTTCGAGCAACCAACCGAATCAGACAAAGAGATTGTCGAGTTCGTTGTCTCTCACTGTGATCGGTGGAGAGACCACAGAGATACGAATTATTTAGAAGATTGGAAAGAGTATGAAAGAATTTTTAGAGGCAAGTGGGCTGCAGAAGACCGTACTAGAGAATCTGAGCGCAGCCGTATTATCTCCCCAGCGACTCAACAGGCTGTGGAAACAAGACACGCAGAGATTTGTGAAGCAGTATTCGGAAACGGTGAATGGTTTGACATCGCTGATGATGTTGCCGATCAACAGCTTATCGATGTGGAAATCCTTAAACTCCAACTCAAAGAAGACTTAGAGAAAGAGAACATTAAGAAGGCTATCACTCAGGTTGAGTTGTTAGCTGAGATTTACGGTACTGGTATTGGCGAATTAACAGTCTCAAAGAAGACTGAGATGTATCCTCAGACAATGCCAATGGAAGACGGTACTGCCGCCTACGGAGTGATGGAGAAGGAATATACCTGCGTCAAGCTAAATCCCATCAATCCAAAGAACTTCCTCATTGATCCTAACGCCACAACTGTGGATGAGGCAATGGGAGTTGCTATTGAGTCCTATGTGTCGATTCACCAAATTGTCTCTGGTATTGAGAAGGGTATCTATCGTAAGGTAGACATCCAACCCCACGGACAAGACGACGACCTAGAGCCAACACAGGAAGAAGTACAGTTTAGAGACGACAAAGTGCTTCTCATGAAGTATTATGGTTTAGTTCCTCGTGAATACATTGAACAATTGGAGAACAAAGAAGGTGAAGAAGTTGTTGACTTATTTCCGGAGGATAGCACTGCGGATCAGTATAGCGACCTCGTCGAAGCCATCGTTGTTATTGCTAATGGCGACTTACTACTCAAAGCGGAGAAAACGCCTTACATGATGAAAGATCGTCCTGTCGTAGCATATCAGGATGATACAGTACCAAATCGCTTCTGGGGTCGTGGCACAGTCGAGAAGGCTTACAATATGCAAAAAGGTATTGACGCTCAATTGCGTTCACACCTTGACAGCCTAGCTCTCACCACATCGCCAATGATTGCGATGGATGCTACACGATTACCTCGTGGCGCTAAGTTTGAAGTTAAGCCCGGCAAAGCAATCCTCACCAATGGTAATCCAGCAGAGATCCTATTCCCATTCAAGTTTGGTACTACCGATCAAGGTAACTTGGCAATTAGCCAGAACTTTGAGAGAATGCTTCTTCAGGCTACCGGAACAACCGATGCTTCTGGACAGCCTACACAGTTTACTCGTGATGGTGCGGCTCAGATGTCAATGTCAGTTGCTGGTATCGTTAAGAAGTACAAGCGTACCTTAACAAACTTCCAAGAGGACTTCTTAGTTCCATTGATTCGTAAAGCTGCTTATCGCTTTATGCAGTTTGACCCTGAGCGTTATCCTGCTTCAGATTACAAGTTTATCCCAATGGCTACATTAGGTATCATTGCTAGGGAATACGAGCAACAGCAGCTCATCGCATTGCTCCAGACTCTCGGTCCTGACACTCCAGTACTGCCAATGATCCTCAAAGGTATCATTAGTTCCTCTAGCCTACCAAATCGGGCTGAGATGATCCAGCAACTAGAGCAGATGATGCAGCCTAACCCAGAGCAACAACAGATGCAACAGGCTCAAATGCAGCTCCAAACCGCTGCTGCACAGGCTGAAATCGCTAAACTGCAGTCCGAAGCAACTCGAAACAACGCTTCTGCTCAGAAAGACGTAGTTGCGGCTCAATTGATGCCACAAGAGACGCAAGCTAAGATCGTTTCTGGCTTGTCGCAGAACATTCGTGGTCAAGATACCAATGGAGAGTTCGCTCAAAGAGCTAAGATTGCTGAACTAGCCCTTAAAGAAGAAGATATTAAGAGTAACGAGCGTATCGCATCGCTACAAATGTTGCAAAAACAATCAAAAAGTGCTTGACAAAACACTAAAGTTGTGGTAGTATTAGCATAGTGTTGTTTACGAGCAACACAGTTCCCAATAAAGGAGAAAACTGTGGACAAACAATTAGAAAAGTACTATGAAGAGCGATTTTCCACTATGACTACGGTTGGGTGGAAACAATTCATCGAGGATGTTCAAGGAATATTCGATGCGGTGAATAAAGTAGCTCCGATTCAAAACGAAATTGATCTGTTCTTTCGCAAAGGACAATTAGACATCCTTCAGTGGCTGCTAACTTTGAAAGAAAGTTCAGAACAGGCTTACGAAGCATTGCAACAAGACTCGTCGGGAGACGCTCAGGATGCCTCGTAGATTATTTGATTTCCTCTGTGAAGAGGGACACCTTCAAGAAAACTTGGTTAATTATGAGGTAGCCACAGTCCCTTGTTGGTTGTGCGGTAAAGACGCACACAGGCAGATTTCTGCACCTCGTATTAGCCTCGATCCTATCTCTGGCGATCATCCGCAAGCGACAGCAAGATGGGCTAAACAGCGTGAAGAAAAACGTCTTAGAGAGCGTAAGCTCAATTCGTGACGAAGACAACCCCTAACGGACCTTTGTTATTTTATAAATCCTACAATCACTTTGTGACGGGAGCATTATTATGGCTGCAAACTTTGTTGAACAAGAAGAACTGTTTGAAGGTACTGAGCAAGAAGAAGTATCCGATGTGACAACTGAAGACGCTGCGACACAAATCGCTGCACAACCTGAAGTTAAGCAAGAACCAACGGAAGAGTTACCTGAGAAGTATCGAGGTAAATCTACGTTAGAAATTGCAAAGATGCACCAAGAAGCTGAGAAGCTAATCGGTCGTCAAGCAAACGAGGTTCATGAGGTACGAAGTCTAGCAGATCAGTTACTCAAGCAACAACTCGAATCTAAGCAACAGTTTAAGCCGGCTGAAACAGTTCCAGAAGAAGATTTCTTTGCTGACCCAAAGCAAGCTGTCTTAAAGACCGTTGATCAGCACCCTGCAGTACTTGAAGCTAAACAAAACGCACTCGAATTTAAGAGAATGCAAACTGCACAGAAACTGCAGTCTAAGCATCCCGACTTTGTGGATATAGCACAAAACGCTGAATTCCATGAATGGATTAAAGCAAGTCCAATTCGTATAGATTTGTTTACTAAAGCCGACGCTGAATTTGACTTTAACTCGGCTGATGAACTTTTAAGCACCTACAAGGCGATTAAAGGTACTCAGTCTAATGAGAAGAAGACGCAAGCAGCAGAAGCACAGGCTAAAACTCAAGATACA